AGACGACCATTCACTAAATCTCGCTTAGAATCAACTCTACGCTTACTTTCTCCCGTGAGTATATCGTTAGCAGCGCCATTGAAATTCATGGATTTAACAGACATACCGGCCAGCATCGCTTGATTAAGTGTGTTAGAATCTTTATTATTTTCTGCAGATGTGTCATAGAGCCATGTTCCAATAGCCAAGCTCATGACAAGATCATCATTCTCACCCTTCATGGCTTGAACTCTGTTGTCATTCCAGACGAAAGTCTTAAGTTCGTCATAAAACCTTTGTGAGTAAGTAATGATCTGTCTGTTTCGGAGAAGCTCTTCAAGTTTTGTGAGAATTAGCGACCTTGTTTTGCCATTAGTGTTGAATCCTGCAGATGATGTCTCGCCCGGCGGGATGTAACCTCCGATATAGACAGCATTGTTTCTCTGGTAGTACATTTTCGGATAATTTAGATCTCTAAGCCTGATTATTGTTGCATATCCAAAGCTGTTGTTCTCTGGGCACAACAAAGCTTTGTTATACATCAGGCCAAATTCATTTAGAAGGTCACCAAATCTGTCTGGTGCAACTTTTCCTTTATACTCTACGACAACCTCACCTGTCGATAGATCAATTATGTGAAATGATGAATAATCTTTTCCATCTCCTCGGGCAACGTCAGCAGACAACAAATACTTGTGTTCGCTGAGAGGATATTTCCATATCCAGACGTTCCGATCAAAACCTGTCCTCTCAGCAGGCGACATGATGTTCGAGTGTATCCACTTCAGCTCGTTATCGCCTAAGAAAGTTTCGCCCGATGACGCGAAATCGCAAAGAAGCTCCTGCGCCACTTGTCGAGGCGACATGTTCCTCGTCTCTTTCTCGAACCAAGCCTGGTCTCTCTCAGGATGAACATCCCAATTAAACTTGATCGATTTAAATTCATTCAGACCTGCTTCGGCATCCTTGTATAGCTTGTAGTATTGACCTCCGACACCATTAGGTGTAGAAAGGACGATAGCTCTTCCACCTGTCGATAGCGTCGGGTAAAGACCTGTCCAAAGCGTGTCGAAGTCTCTAACGAATGCTGCTTCATCAACAATCAATAGAGAAAGTGCTTCTGAGCGTCCTGCATCTTCTGATGTTGGGATGGCCTTGATTGATGAGCCGTGACTGAATTCAACTAGCTGTTTATTGTTAGCCGTGACCTGTGATAACATCAGCCAGGCTGGCAAATTGTTGAGAATCGTCTTAGACTTCTTGATGAAGTTCTGTGCAACTTGTAACTTTGTTGCAATAATCAAGATGTTCTTGTCGCGCTGGAAAAGTGCAAGCCATACTGCATAAGCAGCCACAAGGGTCGACAGGCCTAGCTGTCGACCCTTCACAACAATGACGAATCTATTGTCTATAAATTCTTTTACACAGTCATCTTGAAATGGGAATGTCTTGAATGGAATCGTTCCCTTTGTTGGATGCTGGATCTTCACATAGCTATTGAAAAAATACGCAGGATCTTTACCACATCTTATGATTTCTGCAACTTGTCGCTGTTTATTGACGATAGTCATTATCCATTAACAGTATAAACTGCCCTCCTGCGGTAGTACGCAGTTTTCTTAGGGTTGTATGCAGACATTGAGATCATCTCGATCTCGTCTGTTGAATCACCCTTCTTGAGCTTTAGAGTTGATCCTGTTGCCGTCTTGTAGTCTTTCTTGACTTGCGTGATGAAATCATCGATCAACTTCTCAGAGATTCTTTCCTGCTCTCTGACTTGGTCTCTTGATGGCTTATCAGCAACGATGTTGCTGATTGTTGTATACATCACATGAATTTGATCACCTGACATCTTTGTCTTGATTGAAAACGTTGCGCTCTTGACAGTAGAACTTTTTCCAAATGTTGTGTCAAGTATCTGTCCAAGTGCGTTAATCTGTTCGAATGTCATTTTTTATCCTTTTTGCACTGAGAATCAGCTCAATACGCTCATTTCTATATTTATCAACATCTTCAGGTTGTGGCCGCCATCCTTCAATCCATTTGCTTCTTTGGGGCTCAGCCCATTTCATTGCACAATGTCTACAACACTTGAATGTTTGAAAATAGTTGTAGTCTAACCTGTAGTCAAGCGCACAATCACAAACTGTGCAAAAAATAGGCATGCTAGACATGGATAACTTTCGATCTATTGTTGTGCGATTCAACGCTCAACATGTTATCAACAACGTCCTTTATTGCATCGACATGGGAGATTATTACAATTTTCTTAAAATAACTCTTCAGATTCTGAAGTAAACGTGAGCATGCCTCTAAGTTGTTCTCATCTAGCGCCCCGAAGCCTTCATCAATAATGAGCATATCTGATTTTGGAAGTGATGAAATGTTCGTTAGGGCAACTCTAATTGCAATCGATGCTATCATCTTTTCCATTCCAGATCCTAACTCGATGATTCTTCTCCTGTCACCGTAGTTGAGGTAGATCTCGATATTATTAGAGTCATCACACTCTATTTCGACTGTGAAACCAGAAATTCCATCCAGAATCTTGGATACTTCACAATTGATGAGAGGTAGATTCTTAGAAATTATGCTTTGTGGAATTCCTTTCTTAGAGAAGGCATTCTCAAGAATCGTGAGCGTTTCTTGTCGCTTGATCGCATCAAGAAGCTCAGTAATCTGCCTTGTAGTGTTTAGAATCTTTTCATCGCACCTACCGATATTGGTAGAAATTGAAAGATTGTTCTTCTCGAGATTCGAAATCTCCTGGCGAATCGTGAGGTATTCTTGATGGATCTTCTCCACATCAGAATCTTCTTGATTTGCTTTCTTTTCCTTGATTGATTTCAATTTATCTAGATCTATTGTATGAGCGCTCTGCTTATTAGAAAGCCTCTCATCGTAGATTGTTATACTAGATTCTAGCTTGACTATTTGCTGCGAGATATCATTTTTAAGTTCGCTTAGCTTTGAAACTTTTTCAATCTTGGACTTTATGTCAGCAGAGTTAAGCTCACTGAGCCTGTCCTTCAAGATCTCTAGCGTCCTTTGAATCGCATCTCTAGCATCTTCCTGGGACTTTATTAGTGTCTTACTTTCATGTGCATCCTTAATAAAGATGCATGTTTTGAAACTATCACCGCAAGGAATTTCATCAAGAATCTTAGACCTCTTCACAAGACGAGCAACTTCTTGCTCCTTGGATTCGTGATCCTTGAGATTGATTGCATACTTCATCTCAAGATCTTTGATATCAGACTCTTGCTTCTTTAAATCGTCAATGCTGATCACGGACATTGCTGACTTGATCTTCTCGCTTTTGTCTGTGAGATCTTTGATCTCAACCTTGAGCGATGTCAATTTATTCTCAATATCAGCGATCTCGCCTTCGATGCGTTTCACTCTCAGCCCAGCATTCTCAACATCTGCATCAGAAATGATCTCAACATTATCTGGCTTCTTGAGAGATTCAAGAAGATCTCGTTTTGACGAAAGCTTTTGAGATGACTCGTCAAGCTCCTTTTGGAGCGTTTCCTTTTGTGTTATGAGATCTTCTTTGGTCTTGGTTAAGACATCAATAGATGCAGAATTCTTGAGACTTGCCTTGATCGGTGCTAGATCTTGCTTAACTTTGTCATGATAGACATCAAATATGTCGAGATCAAGAAAGCGACTAAGAATTTGCTTTCTGCTGGTCGATTTTTCATTGATGAACATGTTCATCTGACCTTGAGGTGCAAGGCACGTGTAGAAAAAGTCGTCAGATGTTCCTATTAACTTTCTAACAATTTTTTCTGTTTCGCGTCTTTGCTCATCATTGAGGTCCTTTAATACATCACCCGTGCTCTTCTTTTTAAGTGAGAGCTTAGTTGAAGCAGAAGTATCTGACTTCTTGGAATAGACCTTGTTCGATTCTCTCTCAATTTCATACTCTTCTTCTGCAACTGACATTGTGATCTTTGCACGACACATGTCTTCATCTGAATTTATTAGATGAAGATTCTTCATCGTGCCTCTATCAGTCGTATTGAATAGAGCGTATGCGATCGTGCCGATTATTGACGACTTTCCCGATCGATTCTTGCCAAAGATGCCAGTGATACCAGATAGCTTATCGAAATCGATGAAATTTTTCGACCCATATGAAAACATGTTATCAAATTCAAGTGTCTTGAGACTCCAGACAATATTTCTGGTAACCTCATCATCGATCAACACGCTGTCGTAATATCTTTCAAAATTTTCTAGTGACAACTGCCTCTTTGCAAGATCGACCTTTTTTGTTGAAAGATAATCATCAATTACATTTCTTAAGATCGACTTGTCTCTAAGATT